TATCTCACCCACACCGCCGCCGGTAATCTTTGAGCTCTCGTAATAACCGTTCTAAAATATCGCTGTATGTTTCCCCACGCAGCCCTTCTTTATCCAGCATATCTTTTTGATATTGTTTAAGGGCTATTGTGGTGGTCCGGTCTTTATCAGTCATGATATCCCCAAAATGATTCCATCTCTTACACCACCTGAATGCCACCGCGTTCATAGTAATCTCTGACGCCTTTTGTTGGGCAGGCTAGACATATATCTTCGCCAAATGTTTCATACAGTTCTTCAAATGTGGTTTTTATTCCAAGAAATTCGCGTTTCGGGCGTTCTCGAAGCGTTTTGCTTGGGTCATCCCATCTTGATACAATTAATATCAGGCTTCCATCTTCCGTTTGGATTACCCCGTCAATAGCATCATATGATTCCAATTCTCAACACCCCCTCAATACCCTCCTGATTGAATCTGCCTGCCGTTTGACAAAACAGTTTTTGTTCGTGTGCTCCTGGCAGACCTGACAAATCTCGTATGATATCTCTGATATGTGGTATCCCCGGGCACACGTTTCATTATTCAAGTCAAACCGGCCTTTATGTTCAACGAAGTCCGGCGCTTCGATTGCGGTGATCTTACCATACTTCTTATCAAAATAAGCCCAACAGGATTTCCCTTCAAGCTGTTCCCAATAGTTTACGCCAACTGCTCGAAGGATACTTTTTATTACGGTGTCTGCTGTGCCATCAAGGCCATATCCCCCGAAGCCCTGGACCGATCCACCGAAATCAAACATGAGTACGAAGGTTAGAACGCCATGCTCGAAGCCAAGAGTGGTGTTTATTATTTTGCCGAGCTCTTTTACTTCTTCAGTCATGGCCTGCAGATCTCCTCGCCTTCGGTTTCCGGGATATCAATTCTTACTTTAACTGCGTTAAATCCAGACGGATTAATGATAACATAGTTATGGCCACACTTCTTACATGTGCATCTCAACTCTGTCACCATCACCCCCTCAAACCGTTTCTGCCCGAAGTTGAAATTGTAGTACTTCCTTTCCTCTTTTGGATTCCAATAATAGGGGTCCGGAGATCCACATTCGGGGCAATCGTCGTTGTGGTTCGGTTTAGCAATGTATATGGTCCTCATATCCTCACCACGCAGGATAGACGATCAATCGTGCCCCTTTATACATGACCTTGCACTCTGCTGATGTCATTACGTCTTCCATTGTCCTTATCCGTTTAGAGAGATCAATTATTCTGATACCATCTTCTTCAAGCGATTTGAACGCTGCCGCGATCCGGTCCGTCACATATTCGCTCTCTTCTGCCAGTGTTTCAGTCATTCTTCCTCACCATCGTAATTACATACAATACACTCGTCCCACTCCTCTTCTCCGCCATAATATTGACAACCGATACAATCGTCAATGTCTGCCAATTCACCAGATTCAGGACAGTTTACTACTCGCGTCCATTCCAGTTCCATACAACCTTATATTGTCTATAAATGTTATAAAGGTTGCTATTGGTTCACGAAAATAAAATTAACTTGATTCACGTTTCAGGAATCCGTAGACACCGCGGGCCTTACGGGTGCCTTTGTTGTATTGTTTCAAAAAGAAGTTTAGCCAGTATGCGATCTCCGAATAACTGAAATCGCGGGCTTGTTTCGCCGGGGTGTGATCGTCTTCGTGCGAGAGTATCCGGATAACCCGTTCTTCACTCTCGTTGTAGGGTTTGTGGAACATTCTTCTTGCTTTGGTTATGCGCTTGCGAAATCGCGTATGATAATTTCCTCTTCACCTTCTGGTAAGAGTTCGACACAGGATGATTGGGCGGGATCGAGCCACGGGTCTATTCCTTCGAACCCACAATCATATTTATCGTCAGTGACCAATTTTCTTGCAGCGCCTTCATTTTCGGCTCTCACTACGAACCCAAATGCCTTATCATACCACGGGTCCCAAGCTGTTCCTTCAAGAGAGCCGTTCTTTTCAATAGGGCGAATTAACCAGAGTTTCATTCTGGACCCGATTCCTGAAGTTGTTTCAGATACTCGATACTCTCGTCCATACCTGTCTTGAACACTTCAACCACTTCGTCATAGAACTGGCCCCAGACCTGCCAGTAAGGACAGATCGTAACGTCCAGGTATAGATCGAATACGTTGTTACCACGGCCTGACGCATGGAACGGGTAGATCCTGCAGGTGACAGGCCGGTGGGTCACGTCAGGTATTAAGCACCCTTGTTTGGAGTAGGCAGGACACCGGCCTTTAAACTGTATCCAGCCGTTATGTTTGTCTTCCGGTTCAGCCTGGTCAACCAGATCAGTGCCTAACTCTGATACAAGGTAATCAAATTCTTTCTTCGTTACATACGGGTGTGTTAAGCAGCATTTACCGCCGCATTTCTTACATAGTTCGGGTAGTTGCATTTTTCTCAAATCTCCTCGAATTGGATACCGTGATCTCCCGGGTATGGGTCGTGGTGGTCCACTGTGCCATCTAATATTTCGAATGGGATGCCCTCAGGAAAAGCGCCGCAATTCCAATGATCTTTGTCCATTCTGAAATGTTTGCATTGAAAGCAGATTGGCTCTAATATATCTGTCATGTTGCCTCCCGGATTAATTGCAACACTCTATCGCCAACAGTCTTGGCGATCTCTCTTGGCTTAGGGTTGTTCTGGTATTCTGACCAGCATTCAGCTATAAACTCTCTGTAATTGTAAGTACCATATTTAGATAGACCGCTAACGATCTCGTCCTTTTTTAACGAGTTATAGTATTTCCTTAATTCGATATCTTTACCGACATCATATGCTTCATCAATCATATGGCCCATTTCATGATCAATGTGTGGAGCAAGCCCTTTATCTCCTCCAATTGGATGAAACTTCGATTTGACCTGATAGCTCATGAGAGAGTCAAATTCATTATCATTTAGGAGATTTTTATTAACACCGATCCCTGATTTGCTGAGTGTCGGATCTTTTACAACTTCAGCAAGTACATTTTTAGGGGTAGGAGAGGCCCGCGTCTTCTTTGTTCTCAGTAAAAGTTTTCTTGCTGCATCCTCGCTGATTTGTTTTCTTTCAGCGTAACTCCTGACCCATAATTTGAATTTTTGGTCAGACAAGTCTTTCATGATACCTTGAATTGTTCCAAGATAATCTATCTTTTTAAGAGCTCGCGGGGCGATTCTCTTATATTTATTAACAGCTATTAAAATCTCGTTTGCTTTCTCAACTTTTATTCCATCAAAAAATGCCTTTTCACACAGATTATAAGTAACCGCTACTTCATTCGCTTCTTTTATTGTTTTTGCGATAGGTAATTTTTCAGGTGCTTCCTTCTTCTTCTCCTTCGGTGAAGTTTCCTTTTTCTTCGGGGGGGTTACCTTCTCACCGTCCCAACCTTCGACTTCACTCCAATCCGGATCGGGAACAGGCGATAGCGTGCACCGGCAGCGCGGGTGCTTGGGAATGGGCGGCGTTTTGTCAATGGGGAACAGTTTGCCGTTTAATGCCTTGCACTCTTCACACGTCCGGCCCGGCTGAATGGTTGCCATCCATTTTACTACTTCAATACCTGCGGACCGATACTTGTCTTTCACCCCCCTGTTTGTAGCCCGCATGGTCTCCGTGCGGACGATCCGGGTGGCGTTGTTCCTGGTCATTTCAAACCCGTCACGGAGATCGTTGACTATCGTGTACTTGGGTTTGCCGTCAATGATACCGTCGCTTATCGTCCGGTTAATTCTCCGTGACGTTTCCGTCGAGAACCCTTTAAACTCGATCTCGTTTTTCAGGACTAACTCGCCAACTTTCTCGCGGACACCCAACACGTCGCCTAACACAATGTTGAACAACCCTTCTACCATAGTTTTGGCAAACATTTCACCCTGTGCGTAGGCTTTCGGGACGATCCTTTTGACAACTCTCTTGGCAGGTTTGTTCAGTTTCTTGTCAGCCAGTTTGTCAACGAACGGAGAGAACCGGGTCGCGTCAAACTTTCCGGCTTCGAGTGTGCGGAGCTCGCCGGTGTCCCACATGTGGGTGAAGGCATCTACCACATCATCATTGAACTGGTCAACGATCTTGAGTATCGCCTTCTCATACTTCCGTTCCCACTTGAGCGCTCCTGTCGGGTTCGTCTTTGAAAGAGCCATTTTCCAGCGTGTCTCCTACGCCATCACCGGCGTTTCTTCATCGTCGGTAGGTGTTTCTACCTGCGGGAGTGCCGGTTCTTCCTCTTCCACTTCTTCTTCAGGGTTGGGTGGAATCCCTAACCGTTCCTGTGCCCAGGCGGCGTAACAGATGGCGTCCGGGTCCACGCCGGTCCGGAGTTTGGCGATCCATTCGGCTACTTTGGCTTCGTCCTCTGGGTTGACATCGTTGAACTCGATCCAGACTTTCCCCGGCTGGCCGGTGATCCGGTCGATGAGTTTCCGGGTATACGTCCGGGCGACGATCTGTTGGATGGTAGTAACCTTGTCCAAGAAGGTCTGCATACGGACGGTGGCGGTGGCTTCGGTGCTGCCTCGCCCTAACCCTAACATCTCTTCAGGGACACCCATCGCACAGGCGACACGTTGAAGTGTGGTGTTGGAATAGGTGTCGACGTTCGACACGCCGCCGGTGTCGAGCATCTTGATCTCTGTGTTCGATGTCACAAAATCCGTCTTCGGCCCGATACGCCGGATCTCGTCTTCCACCCTATCAAAATCAGAATCAGTTGCCGGGTTGTCCGGTGTGCCTAAATTCCATTGCTGTTTCGGGGTGCCGTGGCGGTGGATGGCTTTGACTGACGACTGGATAACGTCACAGTCACGTTGGATGTCGTCGTCTGCCCGTTCCCATATGGATAACCCATACACGTCTCCCGGCGCCTGGAACAGGACAAGGTTGATTATCGGGTCGGTGGGTATGGCCACCCCTTTCTCGAACATGCCTGCCGGGCCGGTCTGGGTGTACTGAGTGTAACCGGATACCCGGCCATACACATCGTACTCTTTCTTGAACGTGGACGGGTCACGGGTGACGACACCCCAAATAGTGCCGCCTTTCGACGTGATGATCTCCTGGTAGGCGTCTCCTGCCAGAATGGCTGACAGGATACCCTGCCACATCACCTGATCTAAATCGTTCTGCGGTTGGTCCAGCCAGGCCACGACCATATCCTTCAACCCTTCATACCCGTCTTCGAACTTCAGTTCCCACCCAGACGATAAGGCGAACAGGGGGTAGGCGTCGATAGCGTCTGCATACGGGCCGCCACGTTTATATTTTTCCAACCATCTCGCGATCTTTGTTCTCCTATCGGTCTTATCGTGCCAACCTATCCGGGGGAATGTCTGGTCGTCACTGCCGCCGCCTTTAATCTTGGTTAAAGGTTCGGGCTGTTTGCCTGCGAGTAGTCTCGCCAATTCGTGTCTGATACTCATCTCATTTTCACCATTTCCTCTCAATACCTCTGATCTTGATAGTTGCCTGCTGGCTCTCCATGTGGGTATGAATAGCATACCGCATGGCGTCCATCAGGTGGTCTCTAAACTTTACCGGGTCTTCAAGTACCCGACCATCTTTATCTTCACGCCATCTGTATCCACGGATTTCACCGATTAAGTTAGTGGATTCGGGGTGGATGAACAGCGCCGACCGTTTAACGTGGTCGATACCGTCCTTGATACTCTTCTTCGCGGGCAGTGCGATGATACCGGCACGACGTAACTCTTTTATCCTGTCAGGTTCGGCAGAGTCACAGTAGACAGGCGCGTCTTTCCTGATTAACGGCGCAACCTTCCTGATAAGGTCGGTGTTCGTCAAGCCGGACTCGTAGACCAGCTCTTTGAGGTAGATACCTCTGTCGTGTGCCATACATTCGATAAGGGCGGACGGGTTATTATATCCGAAGTCCAGCCCGTAGAATGTGTCAGGTAGATGTTTGGGGGGGTTGGGCTCTACCTGGTAGTTGGTATAAATGATGTTTTGCAGGACGCCCGGCAACCCTAACGTGTAGATCCGGTAATAGTTCTCGTCCTGGTTGATCAGCCCTTCAAGTTCGGAGATGTATTCTGGTGATAGGAAGGGGTTGTTCTTGTATGTGCTGTGGTGGACAGCGACGTTTTCGCGGGGGCCGTCGAGGATCTTCTCGATAAGCCAGTGGTATTGGTCGATGGGGTTGAACGTCAAGTATATCTTGTTGTCACCGTTCTTGTTGGGTCGCCGTAACCGGAGGTTGATTTGTAAGAAGTCATCGTACGTGGTTTCTGTTGCTTCTTCCACCCAAACGTAGTTCGCTTCGTAACTCTTGATCTTTTCCGGATCGTCAAGGCTTTTAAACAGGATCTGGTTGTCGCCTGCCGTGATCGTGAGTTCCGTTTTGTTGAGTTCAAACGGCACGCCCCAATCGGTCAGCAGACCGCGTATGAGCGGGTAGGCGGTGATACGGAGAGATGGCAGGGTTTTCCTTGTGACCAGTATCCTGATATCGTCCTCCTCGATAAACTTCAGGCACATCTCCTGCGCGACCGAATGGCTTTTTCCGGACCCTGCCCCGCCGTATAGTGCGTTGATCCTGTCGGTCCGGTCTTCCAGAAAGTCTTTGAACGTGCCAATGATCTCGACTTCAGTCAATGCGTTTCACCGTGATCTCTATAGGTGTGCCGTCTTTGCCGGTCATCTCCATACGGTCTTTGCGGCCCCACCTGTCAGGCATCCTTCGTTCAAGTATCCATGCGTTCGCCTGCCAGTATTTCGGGTCGCGGCCTGCGTTTACTATCCGGGATAACAATTCGGCCTCGCTCTGGTCTTCTGCTTTTTTTATGGCCTTGGAAAACTCGAATAATTTACCACTGTTTGCCTTTTCGCCGCGACGACGCCAGGCGAGAAGAGTGGTATAATCTATGCCCGCTGCTGCTGCTGCCTCTGCATAGGTTGACCCGGTAGCTATCGCTTTGCAGATCGTCTCTTGTTTTTCGACGGAGAATTTAGACGGGCGGCCTCCTGGCATCTCACACCCCCCTCAATTCCAACTCTGCGATCCGGTGTTTCAAATGCAGGATTTCTTTCTCCATAATGACCAGTCGTTTTTCCAGGTCAACAACTTCCGGTCTGTACTTGATGGCACCGGAATAATGTTCTGCTGTGCTGTAAGTTGTATACTCCATTTTTTTCATTCTCTCCCTTCTATCGTATCAATCGCACCGGAATACGACCGCCACTCTTCACGCCCACAGACCGGGGATACCCAACTCGAAAGCTGGTGCATAGATCTCCCAATATCGGATGTTTAGCTCGAGTTTGTGGGTGTGGCGCATGTATCCGGTGGTCATTTGATCGCCTGGCACATCCCTGTTTTTAGGCAGTCAATATCTTCTTTCATAGTTCCATCTCATCCCATGTGTCGCCAGGGGTTAATCTGACGCGGCGTAGTTGTATTCTTGCGGTTGCCTGTTGTTTGTCGGTCTGTACGATCAGCGGTTCGATGGCGATACCTAACCCTTTGTGTTTGGAGAGTTTGACCATGCCGTCAACCACCTCGATCTCGTCGTCCAATTTGAACTGGTTAAATAATCCCGGATCGTCTTCTTCATACGCGCTTGAGATCCGGGCGTAGTTCATAAGTTCCCTGCCGGTGATCGGGGCGTCAATCGGGTCAACGTCTTGAAGGGTACACCATGCAGGGATACCGTTGGCCGGGACTTTCATGTTTTGGATGAAACAGACGTTCCAGTCGTTGTGCGGGCATTTTTCGCAACTGTCGATTAATATTTCCTTCATTTTCCCTCCACTGGTACCAGTTTGTTCTCGTCCAGAATGGAGACCCCCGACCGGTTCTTCGGATGTTTCGTGTGGCGTCATCTTTCGCCCGCCTCGATCTGCTTTATAATCTCTGCCCGGTCTTCGTCAGCTAACTGGTAATTTATACCCAAACTCCGGGCGGTTGTCTGGACGGCGGCAACACTCCGTTTCAGGTATCGGGCAATGTATTCTGTCTCTTTCTTGCCGTAATAGGTGGCGACTATGAGTTTATCGTCCTGGTTCCAGTATACACGGTTTGGGGTGGGCGCGTCTTCAAGTTCAGGTATATTGATTATGCGAGTCATTTCCGGTCCCTCCCGACAACCTTGCACGGTCTTTGTAGGTGAGTGATCCCGTTTCTATCGATGGCGATCTTCTTCTGGTTGTCAATGTTGAGCGTGACCCATCCAATGTCCGGCGGGCTAACAATCCCTTTTTTCACAGCATACGGGGTCTTGGTCTGCCAGCACGGTGTTACGAGTGCCATCCCTGATACGTAACAGGCTGCCACGAAACTGTGTCGATGCGAGAATACCGCCACATCAATTGCACCGTATTTATTGGAAGACTTGTTGAGGTAGAGCAACATGTGGTCTCTCGCCGGCGCTGTTGTCATGTACTGCCAGGTGGACTGTGACGCCCCGATATGGTGACGGCAGAACATCCTGATACCGCACTCTTCTACTATAAGCTCGTCACCGAACTGACCGTCGAAATCGTCCGCTATTGATTTCTCAACGGGCCTGCCATCCTCAAGTTCGTGGTATCCTGTCCCCTGCGTGAAATACATCGGGCATTTTGGCAAGGTGTCAAGGACGGCGATACAGGCATCTATCTGCCATGACAGGTTTGGTGTTACTAGCCCTCTCCCGCGTTCACGGTGTTGTAGACCGTCAATAAGGTCGCCGTTCAAGATAATACAGTCGGGGTTGACGGAATTGATCATCTTCTGCCAGTGTTTCCACAAGTTCTTCTGCGTGACGTTTAAGGTGAACTTTACAACGTCACCGAATCGGTCATCAATCGTCTCGAACCCCGGCGGCCATAATCCCCACAAACTACCTACATGTAGGTCTGAGAGGAGAAGGACTTGTTTGGTCAATCCCATCCCTCCAAGTAGGTTGTTATCATACGCCGCCCCGGATCGCGGTCTGAACCCAATTGATCATCTCTTCGGTCTCCCGTTTGAATTCACAGATCTTTGCCGGGTAAGCGCATTTCCCAGTGGCGTTGATATACGCGCAGTCGTGACAG